CTTTTCCTTTGATACCACAGACATGTCTTGATTCCAGCAATGTAATCCTTCAAAGTTGTTTTCCTGTGCCCTTGTTTCCACACTTCGGCCAAAAACTCGTTGAGACCCAATCTTTTCCATATTTCATACTCTACAGCACAATGAAACTCGTTCTGTGACTTATCATACTTAGAAATATCCAGTTCCAACACATCCATAGGAACGTGCGAGTCGAGATCCGAGAAAAATTCTTGAATCTGTTCTGGAGTTTTCCTAGTAAAGAAAAGAAACTTCTGAGAATCAACTGCCTCGAGCAGCAACCTTGTAAGCTCTGAGAAAACCGGGCCAAAAATACCGTTGATCTGCTTCGAATGGTAGACAATTGTTTGCAGAGCAGGGTATTCATTCTGAATTGAAAGGTCCAATTTCTGTTTTGGTTGAGCCTTGATCATGTGCTTGTACTGATCGATGGCCGGCAGATCTACAAAATTGTAGTTAGCCAACTGTCCAATAGTACTTCTTTCCTGTTTTCCCAACCATCTCATCATTGAATCCTTCGTCATTACTCCAGCAATATTTTTTGTGTATTTTTCTTTTTTAATAAAATAGCTATCAAAAAACTTATCTACTACAACAGATGCAGTGCTCTCAATGTCAATCGTCCCCGTCAGGTCTGGTGCGTTGAAATTTCTTTTAATCATTGCAACCAGATTTTCGAGTAGTCCTGCAGCCCTTGGCGGTTCCGCCGCGGTACGCAAAACTGGCTCTAGACATGGTTTCACCTCCTTTGGCATCGGAATACTTTTGGAAAAATCAAGAACACAATCCTTCACATTAAGACTATTATCACGTAACCTCATGGTAACAGCATCATACTTGTTAAGTATAGTGCTATTACCAGGGAGGCATACATCGTAATAGAACTGCAGATCTGGAAAGTCTCCTGATTTAGGTGTTGCCACAAAGAGATTATGACCTTTGAACACTGCATCCATCTGTAATTGCTATCTACTACCTGCTTCTACCATATACATTTCTAAAAGGAAGGAGCTTAAAGAAGACAAATCACTAATTATCTGTACTAAAGGATCTAACACTACGGTGTAATATTTGAAGCTCTTTGTGTGTCTAGTCAGAGCGACTAGAACATGCGGGGAAGACTTGGAAATCAGAGTCAGTGGAGTTGCCGTCAATCTGACCAGCGACACATCTTCAAAGGTTTCTCCTTGGATCTCATGAACGGTGTTCACATTCTTATAACCCTTCTCCTCTAACTCAAATTTATCAGCCTGAGTGAAAGTTACAATTTTCCCTTTTAGTGGTTTGGAAACACTGTTTAGTACTCCCTTACCGCCTATTATCTCAGATGAGACCGATCGTTGCACAGTTGAAGTGGTTGACACCGCTCCTTCGTACTTCGATTGTAGGAAAAAATTCACATCACCTGGGCATCTCAGTGTGGTCCTCCTCATCTCAACTTCATCCACTTGCAGCTTCTCAAAATGTTTGGGATACGGGAAATTCTGAACTCTGTTAATGAAAGGAATCTGCTGTGTATCTCCGTAAATGTATGCGATGTCGCAACCAGAGATAAGCACCAGGAAGTTAACACAACCGGTGTGCAGCATCAACCCTTCATCAATAAAAAGCCTCTTGTGTGATCGCGGTTTTGGATGCATTAGAAATGAATCTACCGTTCTCACATTGTCCATTGTGGCTCTTATCAGTCCAGATGAATTAGCCCTTCTTCTGATCATAGCAGCAGCTTGTTTTCCAGGAACCAAGATCAAATCCTCATCAAGATCAACTCTTTCCAAAATCTCCTTTGTCTTTCCACAACCAGGCACCCCATCCACGAGTACCATCTTTGCAGTAGGTTCGTGGGGTTCACCGTCTCTCATTGTTTTCCTCAGATTTTGGAGCTTTGCAATATCAGAATATACCATTGTATCAGATGATACAGCCACCCTCCTCCAGTCGCTTTCAGTCACCATTCTATCTCCTTCATAAGATAGAAGTGCAGTAAACATTTTTCCCTTGTAATCCAGGACAACTCCCCATGAATGACCTTTGGCCGCAGGTTTGAGGAGCCACTTTTTCAAAGTGACATCCCAAACGCCAACTTTCTCCCTGGAATCAGAATCATACCCGACAACATCCTTTAGTGACTTGCATAGATTTGATACAGTGGCGGACAACGAAGCTGCCAAACTGTCCACATAGTTCTTCATTTGTTGAACTTTGAGTGAGCCAGTGTAGACAACCGATGCCATTTGCTTTGTAATCACACTATCCACGCAAGCTTTATGGAAATCGTTGAGGGACTCCAACTCCTGGTGCTCTAAGTTAGCATTCGTCAAACCATGACTTTCTGCACACACAGGCAATCTCCCTTTCTCAGCAATAGAAAATTTATTTACGTTCACCTCTTCGGATGTCGGTTCAAG